ATTTGACGACTTAGTAGTTCAACGCATTATATCGCGTCAAAAAGTAACGTCGCTGACTTCTACTAGTCCAGTACGTCAACACGTTCGCATGATACTAACGCGTAAGGCCATCAAATAACATCAACCAAGGGCCGCGCAACATGCGCGGCCCTATTCTTTTGGAGGTAAGAGAATGAAAACACCACAAGTAAAACCTGATGAGCCGCAAATAATTGACGATGGGACACTAGACACTGTTGTGGAGTTTCTTGGCGTTTACTATCGTTATTCAACAGAGTATCGCCAGGAATTTGAGAACGACGTTGAATTTTTGTCCGCTGCGCTTGACGAAATTTACGAGAATATACAATGACAACAACAACACGATTCGGGAATGCGGCGCACATGGTGCGCCGTTTTCTTATGGTCGGGAGGGGTTAGGTACTTAGGACCTAGGGCGATTAAGTCAGAGCGATCTACGATTTTCGGTTCACGTCGGGCGCGCCCCTCTCTGGAGGGAGCCGGCTGGAAGCAGAGTGTTGAACAAATAACCATGGACAGTTGTCATTGGACCGGGTCCCTTGGACGTATGGCATATGCAGTTGCCACTTTAACAAATAATGTTTAAATGGTTGTAACCAAACGAGTTACTTTGCATGGATGAAAAAGTACGAGAGTTAGTTACGGCGTTGGAGGAGTTGTACGCGGAAGGAGTTCCTGCGCCCTCTGAACGTGAGAACCCGAATCATCCTTCGATATACATGGCGGCGAGAAAGAGGCTTGGTATTGCTGAGAGCACAGTTCGTCGGCGCGTGCAGAAAGCCCAGGCGGATGGATTCATACTTCCGTGGGAACGGGAGTTTACTGCTCCTGTTCTTGAATCCCCTGACATGTCTTCTGATGATTTAGTGGACCATGTAACGCGGAGGTTTGAGCAGCGTCGTCGTGCCTCTGAGCAACGCAAGTGGATACCGCTCAAGTTCCACAAGACGGGTCCCTTGGCGGTTTCGTTTCTCGGCGATCCACACGTTGACGATAACGGCTGCAACTGGACGAGGTTACGTGAGGATCTGCACACCATTAATCAGACCGAGGGGATGTACGCAGCGTCATTGGGCGATGCGAGCAACAACTGGGTAGGACGGCTTTCCAGGTTGTGGGCATCTCAGGAGACCTCCGGTCGGCAATCGTGGCAACTGGTGCAGTGGTTACTACAGGCGACGGACTGGTGTTTACTTGTGAAGGGGAACCATGACTTGTGGTTGCCGAACGATGCGGATCCTATAGAGTGGCTCAAGGTCCCCGGTACATTGTCACAGGACTGGCAGGCGCGGATCGAGTTGCAGTTTCCGAAGGGGCGCAATGCGAAGGTATGGGCAGCCCATGACATGCCGGGGCACAGCCAGTGGAACCCCCTCCATGCACAGCAGAAGAGGGCAAAGTTCACCCAGGAAGCGGATTTATACATCTCAGGTCACAGGCACCACTGGGCGTTGGCGCAGTACGAGGACGAGTGGACCAACGTGGTATACTGGACGGCCAGGGCCAAAGGGTACAAGACAGAGGATTCGTGGGCCGAGAGGCTGGGGCATGGGGAACAGCGCCACGGGCAGGCGATAACGGCGGTGTTCGATCCCGAGGCGGAATCGGATATTTCGTATCTTGTGTGCTTTGCGGATGTACAGGAAGCAGCAGAATATTTGGAGTGGAAACGTGCGAAACGCGCCTGACGAAGTGTTACGCGAGGTACTTGCGCTGGAGGAGGCGCAAAAGAAGCTCTCCATACGCGAGAGGGCGGAGAAGGATTTCATGGTCTTCGTGAAGCACGTCTGGGAAGGCTTCATCGAGGGGGCGCACCACAGGAAGGTAGCGCAGGAGTATGAGAAGTTGTCCACGAACCCCGGTTCACGGGTCATCATCAACATGCCCCCCAGACACACAAAAAGTGAATTTGCCAGCTACATGCTCCCTGCGTGGTTGATAGGGAAGAATCCGAAGTTGAAGATCATTCAGACGACGCATACCGCAGAGCTTGCGGTGCGCTTTGGCCGTAAGGTTAGGAACCTTATGGAGATGAAGGAGTACAAGGAGGTTTTCCCCGATGTGGAGCTTAGTGCGGATTCCAAGGCAGCGGGGCGCTGGGAGACCGGCCAGGGCGGTGAGTACTACGCGGCTGGTGTGGGAGGTGCGATTACGGGTCGCGGTGCTGACCTTCTCATTATTGATGACCCGCATTCGGAACAGGACGCCCTTTCGGAAACGGCACTCGAACATGCCTACGAGTGGTACACCTCTGGACCCCGTCAGCGTCTACAACCGGGCGGGTCTATTGTAATCGTAATGACGCGTTGGTCCCTCAAGGACCTTACAGGAAAATTAATCAAGGCCCAGGGGTCGGATATTATGTCTGACCAGTGGGATCTCGTGGAGTTCCCCGCCATACTTCCGAGCGGCAACATCCTGTGGCCTGAGTTCTGGAACAAGGACGAGTTGCTCCGGGTCAAGGCTTCGCTCTCACTCAGCAAGTGGAATGCACAGTGGCAGCAGAACCCGACAGCCGAGGAAGGGGCGATCATCAAGAAGGAGTGGTGGAACAAGTGGGAGAAGGACACCACCCCTGTCGTGAGTTACATCATGCAGAGCTACGACACGGCGTTCTCGAAAAAGGAAACTGCCGACTACTCGGCCATTACCACGTGGGGGGTGTTTCACCCGGAGGAGGGAGGAGCGGACAACATCATACTTATGGACGCGCAGCGCGGACGGTGGGACTTCCCCGAGCTCAAGGCAAAAGCGTTGAAGGAATACAAGTACTGGGAACCGGACATGGTACTCATCGAGGCGAAGGCCACAGGCACACCGCTCACCGACGAGTTGCGAACCATGGGGATTCCTGTGGTGAATTACACCCCAAGCAAGGGGAAGGACAAGCACACCAGGATGCATATGGTCGCGCCGATATTCGAGTCTGGGAAAGTGTGGGCGCCGGAGAAAAAGTTCTCGGAGGAGGTAATCGACGAGTGCGCTGCGTTCCCAAACGGGGACTACGACGATTACTGCGACTCGATGTCGATGGCACTCATTAGATACCGTAAGGGGGGTTTCGTTCGTCTTGACAGTGACGAGGAAGATGACGACCCTGTGTACAAACCAACCCCTCGTACATACTATTAGGAGTAATGCATGGTTGCATGGATTCAACATCGCATTTCTGAGCCTTCAACCTGGGCCGCTGTGGGCGCGGGTCTTATAGGCATCGGAGTTGTTTGGACACAACCTATGGCAGTTATGGCGGGTATCGTCGTAGCTGTGGTTGGGTTGATTCTAAGGGAGAAAGGCGGCTCCTGATGGAGACCGTATTCTTTCTTGCCATCATAACAGTGTGCCCAATCTCGGTGGGGAATTGTACTTCCGCCGACGATTGGGTGCGCTACATTTCGCCGCCGTTTGAGGTTGAACGTCACATGCTTCAGCAAGCAAATGTTATGAATAAAATGTGTACAGGAGAATTGGCAAAGTTGCGTTTATCAGTAGAGATAGAGGGATCCATAAGTAATCTCTGCGTAAATGAGGAAATCTGGCGCCAAACTCATCCAGAGCATGACTAGATGCCCAACGAGATATCGTTTGTTACACAATACTGGCAACAGGTCATGGGCCTATTGGCCCTGGTAGTGGTTGCCGTGAAGCTTTCCTCGAGTGTAAAAGAGTTGCGGAAAGACGTGGACGATATAGTATCGAGGAACACGTTTGTGGAGACAACAAAATTAAGAGCTCAAGTGGACATGCACGAGAAGCAGATTAGCGCGATATGGCAATACACCAACAAGTTGCGGGACATGATTAACGGGAGAGGCAAGTAATGCCCATAGCTGCACTCCTTCCAAGTCTTTTACCAGTGGTAGGGGACGTACTGGATCGTTTCTTTCCAAACAAAGAAGAGAAAGAAAAAGCGGCACGAGAAATCGAGGCGAAACTGGCCGAGCATTTGGCCAAGATCGATATAGCGCAGCTAGAGGTCAACAAACAGGAAGCAGCGCATCGAAGCATGTTTGTGGCCGGTTGGCGCCCCTTTGTCGGATGGACTTGCGGCTTGGCTCTTTTCTATACATATGTGGCACAGCCCATAGCCATGTTCGTAATGGCGCAGACGGGGGATCTCGTGCAATTGCCACATCTTGATTTAAGTACCATGATGCCTGTGCTATTAGGTATGCTTGGATTAGGTGGACTCCGCACCTACGAGAAATTCAAGGGAGTGACTAAATAATGGCGAATGGTCGTTCAGCAATGGTCGATAGCGCAATCCCGTCGCAGGGAATGCCTTTGGGTGGCGCAACAGAAGAAGAGATCGAAGTCGAAGAGATTCAAGAACCAACAGGAATGGAGGAACAGGAAGACGGTTCCGTGGTTCTTAATTTTGAGGAAATAATTCAGGAGGAACTTCAGGCCGAGCCGGACGCCAATCTTGCAGAGATAGTGGACGAACGCATCCTTATGGAAATTTCCAGTGAGATGCTGGCTTTTTACGAAGACGACAGGTCCAGCCGCCAGGAGTGGGAGAACGCCTATACCGATGGTTTGGAACTTTTAGGAATCAAGTACGAGGAACGGGAAGAACCGTTCCGTGGTTCAAGCGGCGTTACCCATCCCCTTATTGCAGAAGCTGTAACCCAGTTCCAAGCACAGGCTTACAAGGAGCTTTTGCCGAGTTCCGGTCCTGTGCGGACACAGATCGTGGGGTCCTCCAGCCCTGAAACCGAAATGCAGGCGGAACGTGTCAAGGAGTTTATGAACTACCAGATAATC